GTCCTGCAATTTCATCCAGTCAGTAAAAATGGGAGCAGGTGAGCCATGAGAACAGGACAACTTAATCACTTCCTCACCATTCAGCGTGAAAACTCTACTCGTGCAACTGATGGATCTGGAGACCGGACCAAAAGCTGGAAGAAAGAATTTGATGTGTGGGGTGATATTGATGCACTCAGTGGACGCGATTACATTGCAGCAAAAACACAGCAAACCATGATTAGTCACCGAATCAGTATTCGTTACTCAGATATTCCGCCTGGCTTCGAATGGCCAGGTTGCCGGATTGAGTCTGAAGGTGTGACTTATAAAATTAATGCTGCCTTACCAGATAATCAAAATGGCAAACAATGGATCACATTAATGTGCGAATCAGGGAGTGCGATATGGGTATAAAGGGATTAGATGAAGCCATTGAAAATATGGCTAAGCTGCGTCGCGGTACCCAAAACAAGATTGTCGCAAAAGCCTTGCGTAAAGGCATGGTACCAGTTCGGGAAGAAGCAAAAAAAAATGCCAAACAAATTGATGATCCTGTAACCCGTGAAAAAATCTGGCGAAATATCCGGATTCAAAAGAAAAAGAAATTGGCCAAAGGTGAAATCGGCTATGGAGTGGGTGTATCCGGTGGTGGCAAAAAAGGTGGTAAAGGTCCGGGTTTCGATACTTTTTACTGGTGGTTTGTCGAACTGGGCACATCTAAAGTGGCCGCTGATCCTTTCATGCGTCGGGCATTTGAAGCAAAAAAAGCAGAAGCAGAACAAATTGCAGCAGAAGAAATTAAGCAAGGGATATATCAGGAGCTGAGCAGATGATTATATTGCCACTTGAAGCACTTTGCCAAAAAGATCCCTTGCTGGTTCAGTTGTTGTCAGATCGGGACGGACTGAAGCTATTCGAGTTTGATCCAGATATAAACGTCAAGACACCTTATGCCACCTGGCAAATCATTCATGCAGCAGGTGACGAAAACCTTTCTGGTGTTTCAGAAATGGATGAAGTAGTTCTGCAAATCGATATCTATGGAAAAAATAAGGCTGAAAACCGTCAGATTGCAAAACTGATCCGTAAAGCGATTGAGCAAGACTGCCAGGTTGAAAACTTCACCGGAAATATACGTGAACCAGATACTGACCTGTTCCGGATCAGTCTGGATACCAGATGGTTTGAAGAATCTTAAATAATCATACGTGACCGCCCGTTTTGGCGGTTTTCTTTTTTTGGAGAAAAAATATGGCTCGTCGTACACAAGGCAGCGCGATGTGGATGGTGGTTTCTAAAACCTCTGATCCAGCAACATTCGAACTGATTAAGATCGGTGCACCTAAAGATCATAAACCAGGAACCGATACCAAAGAAAAGCTGGAAATTACCGATCTTGAGGAAGAGTATTCTAAAAAGTATATGGATGGTGGAGGCTTATCTGATACTGGTACTGCAACCTTCTCTATTCTTGCTGATCCGAAAAATCCTGCACATCAGCGTTTATTCAGCATGGTGGCATCTGGTGAAAGTGCAACATTTATCCAGGGCTGGCCAGGTGAAAAACGTGGTTCGGTTGCTCACATTGTGCCAGAAGTGGATGAAGGTACAGGCGAAATCACTTTAAGTAAACAGCGTACCTGGACCAAATATAAGGCTTATGTAGACAGCTTCCCGCTGGATATTGATGCAAACAGTGTTGTTCAGACAACTGTCACTTTACAGCGACAGACTGCTCCAGAATGGGTTTGGGAAACTGAAGCACCTCAAGCACCAGTTGGACCTTAATTTAATTCAATTTAAAGACCCTGCTTTCGAGTGGGGTTTTTATTTCATTCTCAAAAAAATAAAGCGGGAAAATCATGAAGAAATTAAATCCACTTGAGCTGAAAAAACACGTTGATGAAACCAACTCTCAGCGAGCAATTTTGAAAGATATCGTTTTTGTGGAAAATGGTGTTGAAGTTGTTGGCCAGATTTACGTAAAAAAGGTCAGTTATAAAGACCTGCGCGAAATTGAAAAGTCCTTTAACTGGTTACCGGATGAAGAAGATCCTGGAATGCTGACTCTACAAGATATTGATGAATTGCGTCTGCGTTCTGCCCAGATCCTTGCCACAGTCTGTGTTGACGAAAAAGGCACACCGTTCTTTAAGGATATTGATGAAGTCCTGCATTCTTACATGAATATGTGTAAGGCGATGTGGTCTGTATCCAATGAAGTCAACCTGTTTGTGGGAAAGTTGACGACGAAGAGTTCGACGAAAACGAAATCTTCGCGGAACTCGCGATCCAAGGCATCTGCGGAAACAGCATTGAATCCGTCCGAAACAACATCACTCAATGGGAATTTGCCTACTGGCGAGAATACCGGAGACGACGCGGAAGCCTGAATTGGGGCTTGCGCTTTGAAGAAGTTCTGGCACAGCTAAAGTTGATGTTTGCACAGTCTAAAGGTGCTGAAAATCCAGATATTTACAATTATTTGCCGCATTTTGATAAGCCTGAACTTTCTGCCCGTGAAGCCTATGAGCAATTCTGGAAGGAATGATCAAAGAAGTTTGAACTTCCTTCCTTTAGATGGTTATATTCTAAACTCTTATAATTAAGGGGGGTAGAATATGCAAAAGGGTCTTTTTCTTTTTATAATCTTTGCTTTGGTTGCTTGTAGTAAATCTAACGAACAAGAGCAAAGTACAAATAATGATTATGTGATTAATATTAATCCTCAAACTGTTAAATGTGGTGAAAATAGTAAGAAAAATGAAAAAATACATACTTTAGTACGTGATTTAATCCTAAAAAATGAACCTAATGAAACCGGTGGTTATGTAGTTAATACAAAAGCAACTGAATATGCGGGGGAAAAAAATTATCGTTCAGTTTCTATCGGCGAACAGGTAAAAGAATATTGCACTGAAAATGGGTACTCTTTTATTGTTACAGCTTCAGACTCACATATATTCGAAAATAGTGGATGGGTACTCGAGTCCGATTTAAAGCAAAAAACTGGTAATAAATATGAGGGAAAAATTTCAAGTTTTGTTATGCAACAAAAAGCGCCTAGTTATTATAAAGGTGAAATTGAAAAGTTCTTAAATATCGAGCCAGGGATTCATGAATTAGAAGTTCTAGCAGCAAAAAAAGTGATTGATTCAGGTAAGTGTGATTTGGTTGAAAGCTCTATTATTGATCGCTTTGGTAAAGATATTGAAAATCCTAGTTTTGAGGTTGAATGTAGGAATGGAAATAACTTCAAGCTGTCTAGAAAAGAAATTATTGATGAATCTGATTCAGTGGTAAGTAATCTAGAAAAGTCTATTTCCCAGAGTGAGGCTGTAGAAGAGTGTAAAAAGCTTATAAAAAGTCATCTTACTCAAGAACACAAAGCTAAATTTCACGAAATAGTGGGTACTACTTATAATGTAAATTCCAAAAATGGGAATGTGGCTTTAATTATGAATTTTAGTGCTGAAAATGCATTGGGACAAAAAGATAACTTTAAAGCTAACTGTATTTTTAGTCCGGATGGTGGAAAAGAAGTAGCCTTTAAGAATGATTAACAAAATTTATTTTCAATAACCTCGCTATTGCGAGGTTTTTTTATACCTGGAGTTTTGTGTATGTCTAAGTCAATCGGTGTCTTAACACTGGATCTGGTAGCACGTACTGTTGAGTTTGACCGTAACTTGCAGCGTTCACAGCAACAAACCAGAACTTCAGGTACTGCTATGGCCGCTGATTTACAGCGTGTTGAAGTCCAAGCCAGTAATACTGGCGAAGCCTTTGTTGAAATGGGTAACAAAGTAAAAGCTGCAGCAGCTGCATACATTGCTGGGAACCTGATTAAGCAGGCTGATGATTACACCCAAATGGCAGCACGTGTAAGAAATGCCACTTCCAGCCTGTCTGAATATCAGACCGTACAAGAGCATTTATATCAGACTGCCCAAGGTACATACCGTAACTTGGCAGAAGCTCAGGAAGTATTTCTGGCCAGTTTTGGTGGCCTAAAAGAGGCTGGCTATAACACCCAGCAGGTTCTGGCCATTACCGATTCACTTAGCTATTCCTATGTACATAATGCAGCATCTGCTGAAAAAGCTGCATCGGCAACCGCTGCTTATGGCACGGTGATCGATAAAAACCGTGTTGAAGCTGATGCCTGGTATTCGCTAATTGCAGCTGCACCTAACCTGTTAAATGATATTGCCTCTGCAACCGGTAAAAGCACCAAAGAGATTCGTGCCTTGGGTGCGGAAGGCAAGCTGGCAGCCAGTGATTTGCATAAAGGTTTGTTGCTTTCTAGTGAAGGCAATAAACTGCTTGCTGATGCTATGGCAAATAGCCTAACCGATGGGATACAGAAAGCTACAAATGCCATGGTACGCTTTACTGGTGAGCTGAATATGCAGTATGGCGCAACCGCCAAAGCTGCAGGTGTGTTTGGCTATATGGCTGACAATATTGAAGTGATTGCTGGTGGAGCGATTGTCGCTGCTTCTGGGGCATTAATGACGGCATCAGCACGAAAGGTCGTTGCCTGGAAAGCAGAAATTGCTACTGGTATTGCTGCACGTCAAGCCACACTGGCCCAAGCTGAAGCACAAATGCAGGCGCTGGCTGCTGAATCCTTACGCATGCGTCAGCAGGCTGCATTGGCAGCAACTGAAGTTAATTTGGCCCGTGCAGAATACAATGCCGCTACTTCAGCAAGTGCACGTGCAGTTGCAGTACAGCGTCTGACCTCTGCAGAAATTGCCTTGAATATTGCAACTAAGGCCAGCACTCAGGCCACAGCAGCATACACAGGTGCTCAGACTGCAGCAGCAGCTGCAACCACTGGTTTGGCGCGTGCCAAAGCAATGGCCTTGGGTGTGCTTGGTGGACCGGTTGGTTTAGGTGTGACGGTTGCGACTGTGGCAGCTGGCTACCTGTTGTTTAGTGACAATGCCAAAGAAAATACCCAGTCTTTGCGGGAAAACAATGTTTCTGTGGATGATGCGATTTCCAAATATCGTGAGCTAGAGGAAGTTCAACAAGCTGGGCAAATGGTCAAAGAGCGTAATAAGCTTGAGGAACTTGAAAAGCAGTACAAACAGACTGAAACAGCCATGTCCATGTATGCCACTGGTATGGATCGTGCCAATGATTTTGTCAGCCAGTCACAGATTGAGCTGGAGAAGTTATTTAAGGAGTATAAGAAAACCGGTGACTTAAAAGCCTTTACTTTGTCTGTGCAGGAAAATGGCAAGATCAGTCAGTCTTCTAAGGACAAAGTTGCAGAAATGGCAACCAAGGTTTATGACGCTGGTAAGGCTGCCAAAGATCAAAAACAATATATTGATCAGATTAGTGGCAGCGTAAAAAAAGTCGGTGATCAGGCGAAGCAGTCTGCTGCTGAAGTAACTGGAATGACAAGTGAACTGGAAAAACTTTTAAACCAGGGCAAGTCCGATACTTTCAAAAACAACTATCTTGCTGACATGGTCGGTAAATATAACTTCGATCCGAAATATGCAGAAATGTTATTTGCGGCCCGTAAAGCTAGTGGCTTAAAAGGAAATCAGGCGCTTCCTGCTGAAGTTTATCAAGACTTGCGAAAACAGTTTGAATCTGAACAGCGCTTAAATGGCCTTCTTGATGAGCGTAACAAGAAGCTGAAAGCTGAAGAAAATCAACTTGTGGTTAATGCCAAGGTTCGGGCTCTTGCAGTTAAATATGATATTTCTGCAAAAGAGGCTGCAGCCGGTCTGCCTCAAGGCTTGATTTCTGCAATGTTGATGCAAGAAAGCAGGGGGGACACTTATCGAAAAGGCAAACTGCTTACGTCTCCTGCAGGTGCTCAAGGTGTAGCACAGTTCATGCCTGCCACGGCAAAACAATATGGTGTCAATGTTCGAAGTGAAGAGTCTAGTATTAAAGGCATGATCGCTTTTGTAGGAGACTTGCTTAAGAAGTATGACGGCAATATTGAAAAAGCCATCATGGCATATAATGCTGGACCAGGTAATGTCGATTCAGGCAAAGCTTATAGTTTCAAGGAAACGAAAGGATATCTAAAAAATATCCTGGGCTATATGGCGGGTGAGTCTGGTTTCTCTGTCAATGACATTAAGAAATCAGCCAATGATTTTCTTAAAATTCAGGAAGAACAGGCCGAGATGCGCAAGCAGCTTGAGCTTGATGTGGCAAATGAAGTCACCCGTATCCGTTCCGATCTGACCGACAAGATCAGTGAAATTGAAAAGGCAGGCTTTGGGCCTGAACGTCAAAAAGAACTGATTGCTGAACATACTGCTCGGGCTGAAAATGAAATTGCTGTACAAGAGCAAGCATTGAAAACCAGGCTGGATGATTACAGCAGTTATTTGCTTACTGAAGAAGAATTGATCAAGCAGAGTTATGCACGTCGCCAGTTCGATGTGCAGCATGATTTAAGCCTAACCAAAGCCCAGCGTTTACAAGCATCCGAATCCTTGCGTAAGCAGATGGTTTATGAGCTGGATCAAAACCGTATTGCTGAAGAAAAAGATTTGCTGCAGATCCGCAAGAAATGGATCAGTTCTGCCGAATATGCTTCTCAGTATTATCAGCTGGTACGTGATGAGATCGAGTCGACCGCAAGCTATACACCTAATCAGAAAGCTATGCTGTTACAACAGTCGCAGTTTGAATATGGTGAAGAACGTGATGCTGTGGGGGAGAATTATCGTCGTGTTACTAATGGCGGTATTGATACCTCTTTAGAAGATCGTTTTAAAGATGAGCAGGATGCAATCGTTGAAGCGTATGAATGGGAGTTGATTACTCAAGAAGAGTACCGTTCACAAATGCTGGCTACCGACCAGCGTTACTACAATGCCAAGGCTCAATTGGGTCTTGAATCCATGGCTGGCATGATGGGTGGTTGGTCAGATGTCTTTAAAAATGTCTTAGGCGAATCATCTGGTTTCTATCATGCAGCTTTTGCTTTAGAGAAAAGTTTTGCAGTAGCCAAAGCAACACTGAACGCACCTTTGGTCTATACCCAGACGTATGCTGCTTTATCTGGTATTCCGCTGATTGGTCCATACATTGCACAACCTGCCGCAATTGCTGCTGCAGGTTTGCAAATTGCCCAGGCAGCAACAGCTGGTAGTGTGGCATTTGCAACGGGTGGTCTGGTGCGTGGCCCTGGTACCGGTACCAGTGATTCAATTCCTGCACGGTTGTCTGATTATGAGTATGTGGTAAAGGCTTCTTCGGTACAAAAGATTGGTGCATCCAATCTGGACTATATCAACCGAACTGGCCAGCTGCCGCAACAAAGTAATGCTTTGGTGCCGAATGTAGGTGCAGGCTTGGTATCTGTTCAGCCTGCAGCTACAGCACCACAGATCATTGATAACCAGGTGTCGGTGATTATGGTCAAAGACATGGATGAGGCTAAGAACTACAAGTCATCAAGAGAATTTGGTGATGCGGTGATTCATCATATGAAACGAAATCGTAATGCTCTTACATAAGCTCACTTCGGTGGGCTTTTCTTTTATCTCATGAGGACAAAATGAAAGTACAAACCAAATATGGTGATGTAGTTGTATTGGCACAATGTCCTTTACTCACCTCTACTGAACGTCTGGAATGGCTGACTGAAGTGCATGAAAGCTTTGGTGGTGATGAAATCCGTCATCCTTTGCGTGATGCACCGCGTCAGGTACTGAAATTTGAATACGCTGCATTCAAAAAAGCATTGGGTGATATGTTTCATATGGTTTTTGCACATATGAGTGATCTATGGGCCATTCCATTGAAGCAGATCTCCTTGCCGGTGCCAGATAAAGATGGGGATTTCATCCTGTTTGATACAGCAAATGTGGCCACTCATTTATTTGTGGGAGGATATGCACTGATCGAAACTGCAACTGAACAGCATGTCGTAGAGATCACGGATATCGGGCGTTATGTGATTATTCAGGAAGAAATCCGGAACCCGGATACAGATGAAATTATCCAGGAACTGGAAACTGAATATCAGGATGGCTTTCGTATTTCCAAAAGTATTGATGTGATCAATGCCAAGATTTCACCTTTGCGTATATGCGTAATGACAGATGATGTCGATTTATCAGTACGCAGCAAAATGGTCGGTTACGGCATCGAATTTCATGTCCTGGCTGAAGATGCTCCAAGCTATACAGCAGAAATTCCAGCACAGTACCAAGGCTTTGATTTTTATACCATGCCATTATTGTTGGATGGGACATCTCTGGGGATGCGACTGCATAAACAACAGACTCGTGTTGATGGGGATGTGGGTGGTTTTAAAACCTATAGTCACTGGAAAAAACCTCGTTATGAAAAAAAGCTGAACAGCTTCATTTTTTCAAAACAGCATTATCTGGACTATTACAAATTTTTGTACAGACGTTCAGGCCGGTACCGCGAGTTTTGGCAGCCATTGTATGAGAAACATTTGAATGTGTTGAATACCGGTTTTGTCGGTACAGTTTTAAACATAGATACCAAATTCATCGTTGAGGCAGATCGCAAGCATATTGCAGTAAAAAAGGTAGATGGCACCTGGTCTGCTCATGAAATTACCCAAAAAACGGCAAATTATTTCACCGTTTCACCTGCGATTAATTTGCAGCGGAACCAGATTAAATCCATCTGCTATTTAGGCTTATATCGTTTTGACTCAGATCATATTGAATTTCAGTTTTTAGGGGCTGGGCGAGCACGTACCAGTGTTCAAACTGTGGAGATTGATAACTAATGGCACGTTCAGAACTTTATCAATTTAAGCATGGGGACAAGCAGTGGTTTTTCACCAGTGCACGTAAAGCAATTACTCACAATGCAATCACCTATTTTCCGGTGCGCGGTTTAAGCCGGGGGAATATTGAAGATGCCGATATTGATAAGTGTGAAGTTGAGCTGACTTTTCCACATCCATATCCATTATTCAATGATGCAGATGACAACTTTACCCAAGTGTTCTTAAACAAGATCTATCTGGAATCGGTGTATTTCACCCTGATTGAACTGGATGGATCTGAATCACTGGTGCTGTTTAAAGGCCGGGTGACGCAGCCAAAATTCGATGACCGTGATAATACGATGACGCTTGTCTGTTCGACTGCAGAAAGCTTTATGCGTCGCAAGATACTGACCCGTAAATATCAGCGTACTTGCCCGAATACGATCTACGACAAGTACTGCGGCCTTGATTTTAACGAATGGTCATTCGATGTGACTGTAACTGCGATCAATGGCCTTAGTGTGACTTTTGCTGTCAATCCAACTCAAGTCAAAGATGAGGAAGGCAATCTGGTATTTGAACAGATCCCGGTGCTCGACGAACTAGGACAGCCTGTTCTGGATGAGCTAGGTAATCCGGCTTTTGAAAATGGTGATCCGGTGATGGAAATCAAATCCTATCCAGATAACTGGCTGAATCGCGGTGTGCTGAAAAAAGATGGCGTGTTTACCTTCATTATTAGTGGTGGAAGTAATGGTGCTCGACTGTATCGCCAGCATATCGATTTAAAAGTCGGTGATGTAGTGCGAGTGGCACCAGGCTGTGATCAGTCACTAAAAATGTGTCATGAAAAATTCAACAACCATAAGCGCTTTGGTGGCCATCCAAATATGCCGACCGAAAATCCGTTAGAAACTCAGTTGATTAAGTAGGATAAAAATGAATATTGATATTTTATTGGCTGGTTTTGATGCGTCTCAAATTGAGCAAGCAAAATCGATTATCCCCTTACTTGCCTGGGCGATTGGTGCGGCAATTCTTTCTATTGCAGTTGGTGTCTATACTTTTTTGCAAATGCGAAAAATGCAGAAAAAAAATAAACCAAAACCAAATCAGCTGGATGGCACGATTGCGGATGAAGGTATTTCATTTCACGACATTGCTGGCAGTCCACACGTGCATGCCAATATTACGGATATTTGGGATAAATCCACTCAAGCGATTAAATCCAAGTCGGGTAAGAAATGAAAATTTATATGTCTGATATTCGAAAAGCAAAAATGTGCTCGGGCGGAACCCGGGCATTTTTTTTGCGACAAGGTTGGGATTGGCAGGACTTCCTTAAAAATGGCCGTGATGCACAGGACTTTATCAATACAAAAGATGCAATGGCCTTGCAAGTAGTTGAGGTGGCTAGAAATGGGAAAAAGTAGTTCACAGGTTGTTGGTTATCGTTATTACGCCAAATTCGCGGCTTTTATTGGCAATAGAATCGAGAAGTTAATTGCAATTAATTTTGATAATCGTGGGTGGCATGTACGAAGACCAGGCGAGCCTGAACCAAATTTAGCAGTGTATGCACCAAATCTGTATGGTGAGAATGAGGGTGGGGTTGATGGTCTTATCGATGTTTTTATCGGCTACCCAAATCAGCAGCCAAGTGAAGTCTATCAACAATATTTTCCGCTAGTTTCAGGCTATCCGTATCAGTCCTATTTGGTTTTTCATAGCGGTTCAGACAACAAAGGTTTTTACCTTGGCAACTCAGGCTACATGAAAGAGATGCTGCTTTGGGTGAAGCGTACGCGCGTTAGAAATGACGGTCGTGGGCAGTGGTATGAAGTTCGCGGGGATGGTGCAGTTGTTTGTGAGATTGATGCAGTCATGAGATATGGTGCGGGAGATGCAAAAGTAATGCCATATCTACTCAATGAATCAATTTCATGGTCAATTGGTATTGAGAGTGGAAATGATACAGGTACTGTTGATATCTACTCAACTGAAAAAGATAAAACTTATTTCACCAGCCTTCTTGAGCCGCTTGGGATTGGTGACCCGGATGGAAGCGCAGCAACTTTTAATTATCAGTGTTTTGCTAGTGCAGATGTGGGTACTCATGTTGCTTTTTGGATACAGCAAACAGATCAGAATTACGAATTGACAATGAGCGGGCTTACAATACTTAAAGTTAATGAAGTTGAGTATAATTTTAATACATTTCTGGAATATGTGTGCACATTTAAACCGAGCTTCTCTCTATCAATTAAAGTATCTAGTTATGATGTTAATTTTTTAAAATCAATTTATAACACAAGGTTCTATAATCCATTCTTGAATGACGCTGGTGAAATTAGTGCTTACGATATTAATCCAATCCATAAAATTCGTGAAATACTCACCGATGATACTGCCATGGGCAAGCCCGAATCTGATGTGAATGATGCAAATTTCATAAAAGCAGCAGACAGAATTTGGGATGAGGGTTTAGGAATCTCATGGGCGATTGATGAGAAATCTTGTATTGAAGCGATTGAAGAGCTTTGCTATCACATTGAGGCCGGAATTCGGGTAAACCGTCAAACTGGTTTGTATGAGATGGTCCTTTTCCGTGATGACTGGTTTTCTGAAGATGAAATTCATGATATTGCTGAAAATAGAATTAAGGATCTATCGCTTGAAGTCATGAATAGTGATGATATTGTAAATCAACTCAATATCACATATTACGACCGCGAGCGTATTAAAAATTCAACTTTTTCGGTTTATGAAAATGGCTCTATTTTAACAATGGGTCATGCGAATGCTGAATCAGTCGAATTTCCATATTTCATGAATATGCGAAATGCTGAGATTGTGTCGAACTGGAAGTTAAAGCAGTTCTCAACGCCTGCATGGTCTGGCAGCTTCACTACTGGCTGGCGTGAGGCACGAAAATGGAACCGCTATGACCTGATTCGTCTGCCTTGGTCGAAAAAATGGAATGGCACAATCCTTGTTCGGATCATGAAAATTAATTTAGGCAATGGTACTGACAATACTGTGACGATTGATTTTGAAGAGGTGATTCCATATTCGGGAGAAATGAATACATCAATTGTTGTGGATGAGTCAATGAATGAGGGGGTACAGCCACCACAGCCGAGCATTAATGCAGTATTTGAAGCACCGTATTATTTAACTGTACTTCGTGCCGGCCAAACAAATGCAGATTTGGAATTGTCCAACAACCCGGATATTGGCTATGTCGCAGCAATTGCGGCTAAACCACAAAGCAATTCACTTAATGCCTTGCTGTATACGGATGGTGGAGTTGGGGATTTTGAGCAGGTTTCTCGCCTGGATTATTGCGATATTTTGCAGCTTGATCAGCCGATTGTTGAAACAACCTCATCATTTTCAGTCACCGGATCTTTAACCCAAACAGCAAACTCAAATAATTTGATTTTACTGAATGGTGAATTAATGGGGTTTGTGAGCTTTGATACTGAAACGAAAGTTTTAACTGTGAAGCGTGGCGTGTTGGATACCGTTCCTAAAAAACACAGTAGCGGGTTTTTATTTGTGTTTGATTTGCCAGATGTGTCTTTTGATTCTACACAGTATGCTGATGGGGAAGTTATTGAAGCACAGGTTTTAACAACAACACCAAGCGGAATACAGGAGCTATCAGCGGTTGGGCAGGGCATTGAAATAAAGTCTCGTGCAATCCGGCCATACCCACCTGCAAATGTGAAAATTAATGGTGCTTACTACCCTGAAAGTCACCTCATTACACGAGATTTAACTATTGATTGGGCTGATCGGAACCGACTACAACAAACCGGCGGAACGCCTCTTGGATTTTATGATGCTGGAGTTGTAAGAGAGTCAGGTGTCACATATTCAATAGAATTGATACGTGAAGAAAAGATCATTCATTCAGCACACCTGGTTGATGCAAATACTTATGTAATTCCTGCTTCTTTATTTGTCAAAAATAAAGCACATAAGCTAAAAATCTGGTCGGCTCGAGACGGGTATGAATCTTATCAGTCATTTGAACATTCATTTTTCGCAGAGGCTGTAAGTTTGCTATTGACCGCGACAACCGACGGTTCAAAAGTTTCAGGAAATACAGTACCAACCGCAAGCATCTCAATTGATGTAGATACATCTTTGAAAGCAAATATGCGGTTTGATGGCTCAAGAATCTCAGGTAAAGCGCCAGCAGGCTCAATAATCACAATCGAGGTAGAAGAATGACAACATATACAAGTGTGGCAGATGCAAACGGGGACTTTACAGTCCCTTTTTCATCTGCATATACCAGTGGTGAGAAAATCACAGTAAAAGCCGAAAAGGATGGTGCAGAGAAGACGATTCAATTGTTTGCACCAAGCAGCCCGTCAGGTGGTGGCGGGCCAATTTCTTTCGGTGGTTCGCTTATTGATTTTCCTCAAAACATAACTTCTGTGACTATTCGCGAAATTACAGGAAGTATTGCAAATGAGGCTTTTAGAGGTCCAGATTATCCATATATTGAATCATTTCAAAATAAAGCGAAATCATTAATTATTGATTGCCCTGTTACTAGAATAGGTAGCTTTGCTTTTTCAAACTGGGCTTTAATTGAAACAATTACATATCCCCAGACATTGGTAGAAATTGGATCATTTAGCTTTTCTGGCTGTGCTTCATTAAAAAACTTAACAATTCCGAATTCTGTAACTCTTATTGATTCGGATGCTTTTAATAGTTGTACAGCTTTATTAAATATTACGCTAGGTAATGGGGTGAGCTCCATTGGTGAAATGGCATTTGCATATTTAACGAACTTGATTTCGGTTACATTATTATCTACAGCCCCACCTACAATATCTAGCGGTACATTCTCAGGCATAAAATCCACAGCAAGATTCTATGTACCTGCCGCCTCTCTAGCAGCATACAAAGCAGCGCCGGTGTGGAAAACATTTGCCAGTAAAATTTATGCAATAGCCTGATCAAATAAAAATTTCGTTTAGCACCTTCGGGTGCTTTTTTATTACCAAAATTTAGGGGGGCGTATGCCTGACAGTGAAACATACGGAGTGCGAGTTGAGAAAAAACTAGATCAGCTGCGCCTGGAAATGGGTGAGCTGAATAACAACGTTATTCGTTTAACTGAACGGAATGAGTATTACCAGTC